AGAAACTCATCCTCGGAGATGCCTAAACCTAGGCCTCCTAGTTCCTGAGGTAAGAACATTACACTTAATAGTGAAGCGTTCGTTACCGGAGAAGGGAGCAAAGCTCCCATACGGAAAAGAAATCTTGATCTTACGATCAGAGCATAATGCTTATCCCTTAATAGAGATAGAGTCTTTCCTAAGGCCTTAGCCTTACCAATGGCCACATTAAGCTCATTACGAGCTGTGTGTGGTTTCTCATGAGGACCAAGTAACTTGGTCTTCACGTTGTCGCAGTAAGCTGCGGAATCGTAATCCTCAAATATCCCGTATGGGTTATTGAGTTTTACGTTCTTAAAGTAGAATGGTACCTGTAGGTACCTTCCACCAATATTAGATATACCATATTTGGTACCATCTATTAAAAATCCCGCTTGTCTTATCCTTAGAACTATGTTCTTAAGGAATGGTTCAGGACCATGGACAAGGTGATCGTCTCCTCCAATATGGAAGAAGAACCAGGGGTTTCGATTTATATCGAATGACCCTGTAAAATCTTCAAGTGCAACCCTTCTTAGGGTACACATGAAGATAGTGAGCAAAGACTTAGTCATAGGCTCACCCATTAAGATGCCCCTTTCCATTATAATGGAAGAGCCATCTTGAAACGAGCCGACTCTCCTTGAGACAGTCAGCTCAAATGCTATTCGATTTATTTCGATAGACATATCTATCCCCGATCCAGCCCAAAAGGCTGCGAGAAGGGATCTTGCTAAATCCTTAGGATAAGCATCAGTACATGAAGTCATATCTGAGAACATGTACGAATCGACACTTCTGTGTACGATTTTTCCTAGACCGAGGAAAGCATCCCATGCGGGAGAACTTCGGAATAGGCAAGGATTACCATCGTAATCCGATTTGAGACTCTCTTGAGTCGCATGGCCATATGGTGCAAGCAAAACTTGCGACCACCAGGGCCCACACGAGACTACTCTCGTCTTTCCCCCCTGCTCATGCACGTTTATAACTCTGCATGGAAGAGGGATTCCGCTCATGACATGGTCTTGAGCATATTTGTAAGCCAAGTAATATACTTGGGTTGCAAACGATTCAGTAAGGCCTATTGGCCCACTGATGTCGAATTCATCCAGAGTCCTTTCTGGACCTGGAAATTCGCATTCGGCCAGGGTAACCTGGTCCTGGTGACTTCTAAAGGCAACTTTCCATCTTGGAACGCCCGGTAAGTCAATAAACTCCCCAAAAGGGGTTTCCTCCCTAAAGTAATCTAGGGGTAGACTATCTACGTAGAAACTACGGTAGTCTTCCATCATTTCGGATGCCTTACCTCCCTGTTTAACAGAGGAGAGAAGGGAACCGGCATGATTAATGGAAAAGTGCCATACGGCGCCTTTCTTAACTTTCCCTAACAAGCCAATTTCATAGGCCTTGAGGGAAAGTTTTTCAACTAGTTTGAAGTCGGATTTAAATTCGACTGAGACTAGTTCTTTAAACTTCCTTATGGGAGTTTCTGAGTCGCTCTTCGGGGGAAGCCCCCGGGGAGAGACGAAGCCCATTAACCTCTCGAATGAGAGCTTATTATCTGGCCAAAGATCCAAAATATCGATTAAATCGATAAAGAAGTTCCTTGGAGAGATCACGGGGGTCTCAAAGACCTCCATTTGTGTCCCAAATATTGAGACTAAATTGAGAAAATCTTTCCAGTAATCGATCACAAGATCGAGGTTCGTAGAACCAACTGCAAAGATTTTTCTTATAGTATCCTTTAGGATACTTACTTCTGAGTTTAATAACTCAACGTCGTAGAGGATGATAGAGTCGATCATACAATGAACAACTTGCTCAATCCTCTCAATCTCATGTTTTGTGCGTAAGCTCAAAACATGAGATAAGTCCCGGCTTACGCCGAGATCCCTTGAGAATATGGTAAAAAGAGACTTTTGTCTGTTTTCCTTACTCTCAATCATTCCAATTTTGGAATGGTTCTTCCCAAGCCTTAAGTCTAATATAGACTTGGCCGGGGAAGGGTTTAATATTCCACCCTTATAAAGGGGGATGAGTACTCGCCAAAAGCGCGAGGAAATACCGACAGGGGCCCTAAG